AGACGTGTGCTCTTCCGATCTTATATGTCCCTCATCAGAAAATGAGATGTATCCTTTATCAAAAAGTTTATCATGGTTAGGACACAGCAGCAGTCCATTGAATTTGGAAAGCTTTTCATTAGGATCACTCTTTGACCACGGCTTAATGTGACTGGCTATTAAAAATGATTCATTTGAAACGCCGCATAATGCGCATCTTTTATGAAATCTCTTAATCATTTGGTCTCTAAATACGCCTTGATTAACACGCTGCTTAACAAGACATTCATATTCTTCACCTTTAATATCGGAGTTTGCTTCGACGGTGCAAATTAGTTCATTGAGTGCTTTTTGATAATCATTGAGATAATTCTGCACAATTTGATTTATTTCATCATTACCATACCAGATATTACAACGTCCCATTCCAGTGACTATTCTTTTTCTTTGCTCACTTGGAATTAAGATTGCTTGTTTTGTTGTAATATTATATCCGGCTCCTTCACATTCGGAACGCTGTGCAGCAATATTATCAGGTATCGGCTGTTTCTTTCTGTACACAGTTGCATCTATGTAAAAGCCTACAATCTTAGCTTGGTGGCATACCCAGACAACAAGCACCCCATCTATGTAATCAGCATTTGGTGAAGCACCGAAGTTTCTTTGAATATCGATAGTATCATGTGTAGATTGGACATAGCCATAGTACAGATTATCATGTCTCGTGAAATTATTAACTTCAAGTGGGACATTGTTTTCTGTATAAGAACCACCGCCATGATAATCATCAATGACGAAACCATTGTATTCATCCATTTCTCTTACATTACAATACAGTATTTTCATTACAATCACCTCTTGGCAGGAAGCTGTTTTTTTCATTATATTCTTTTTTAGCAAAAAAGTCAATATTTAGAAAGGAGAAAAACCGCATGGCAAACAGAATCAAGGGCATCACCGTTGAGATCGGCGGTGATACCACCAAGCTTTCCAAGGCTCTTGAAGGCGTCAACAAAACCATAAAGAACACTCAGACACAGCTGAAAGATGTGGAAAAGCTGTTGAAACTTGACCCAAAGAACACAGAACTCCTTTCGCAGAAACAGAAACTTTTAGCTGACAGCATTTCTGCTACAAAAGATAAACTTGCAACACTGAAAACTGCCGCTAAACAGGCAAACGCTGCTCTTGCCAATGGTGAAATCACTCAACAGCAGTATGATGCATTACAGCGTGAGATCATTGAAACTGAACAGGAACTTCGCAATCTCGCAAGTGAAGCCAATAAGGCGTCTGATTCCCTTTCCAAAATTGGTGCGGCAGGTGAAGTTTTACAGAATGTGGGCGACAAAATTTCTGATGTAGGCGGTAAACTTACCACCCATGTTACTGTTCCGATTATGGCAGCAGGAACAGCGGCTGTAAAGACTGCATCGGATTTTGATTCTGCTATGTCAAAGGTTGCGGCTGTATCCGGTGCTACCGGTGATGACCTTGACAAACTTCGTGACAAGGCTCGTGAAATGGGCAGTAAGACAAAGTTTTCTGCATCTGAAGCCGCTGAAGCTATGAACTATATGGCTATGGCAGGCTGGAAAACAAATGATATGCTGTCGGGTATTGACGGCATCATGAACCTTGCCGCTGCCAGTGGTGAAGATTTGGCAACAACCTCCGATATTGTTACAGATGCACTCACAGCTTTCGGCTTAACAGCCGCTGACAGTGGCCATTTTGCTGATGTTCTCGCTGCCGCATCAAGTAATGCAAATACAAATGTATCAATGCTTGGCGAATCATTCAAGTATTGTGCTCCTATCGCAGGTGCTTTAGGCTTTTCCTGTGAAGATACAGCTGAGGCTCTCGGTCTTATGGCTAATGCAGGTATCAAGTCAACGCAGTCCGGTACATCAATGCGTTCCATTATGACAGCACTTTCAGGTGATGTGAAATTTTGCTCTGAAACATTCGGAGAAATGGAGATTGCAACCACTAATCAGGACGGCTCAATGAGAGAACTTTCTGATATTCTCGCAGACTGCCGTGTTGCTTTTAATCAGATGACAGAATCCGAAAAAGCAAGTGCAGCACAGGCTCTTGTCGGAAAGAATGCTATGTCCGGTTTTCTTGCACTTATGAACGCAGCACCGCAGGATATTGATAAGCTGTCCGGTGCAATAGCTGAATGTGACGGAACATCTCTTGCAATGGCTGAAACCATGCAGGATAATCTTGGCGGTCAGCTGACTATTTTAAAATCACAGCTTGAAGAACTTGCTATTTCTTTCGGTGAAATTCTGATGCCTGTAATCCGTGATATTGTCACGAAAATTCAGGCATTTATTGATAAACTTAACGCAATGGACCCTGCCACGAAACAGACGATTGTAAAAATCGCTCTCGCTGCTGCGGCAATGGGTCCTTTATTAGTCGTTATTGGAAAGGTCATATCATCAGTAGGCGGTTTGATGTCTTTTATCAGTAAAGTTCCTACAATGATTGCAGGTGCTAAGACCGCCTTTTCTACTCTTGGAGCTGCAATTGGTGGTATATCTGCTCCTGTTGTGGCAGTTGTTGCTGTAATAGCGGTACTCATTGCAGCATTTGTACATCTGTGGAATACTAATGAGGGTTTCAAAAACAGCATACTTTCTATATGGGAAGAGATAAAAGCTACATTCGAAAGGCTTACTTCCGGTATTGTTGACAAAGTCAACGCTCTCGGCTTTGAGTTTGAAAACTTCGGAGAACTTGCAAAGGCTGCATGGAACGGACTTTGTGAACTGCTTGCACCTATGTTTGAGGGCGTATTTCAGAATATCTCAAATATCTTTACTCTTGTTACGGATACTATTTTAAGCCTTCTTGATGTGTTTATTGGTCTGTTTACCGGTAACTGGGAGCAGTGCTGGAACGGTATAAAGGGCATTTTCGTAGGTATATGGGATTTCTTTGTAAATACATTCAGCAATATTTTTGATATGCTTAAAGGTACGGCAGACGTATTCCTCGGCTGGTTCGGTACTTCATGGGATGAAGTGTGGACGGCAATCAAGGATTTCTTTGTTGGAATCTGGGACAGTATATGTTCTTTCTTCCAGTCAATTGCTGATTTCTTTGTAAACACATGGAATGCCATATCCACGTTCTTCACAGGCATTGTAACTGCTATTCACGATACAGCAGTTTCCATTTTTACTGCTGTTTATGATTTCTTTGCAGGAATCCTTACAAGCATACACGATTTCTTCTCTAACATTTTCAACGCAATATGGACGGTCATTTCTACTGTATGCACTACAATCTACGATACAATTTCAAGCATATGGAATGCGATATATGAGTTTATTTCACCGCTTTTGGACGCATTAAAGTATCTCTTTGAAACCATTTTTGAGGCTATCCATATTATCATTAGTAATGTTATGGACTGGATTTCTGAAAAGATACAGGCTATCTGGAATGCGATTGTTGGGTTTATTACTCCACTTCTTGAGGGAATCAAAAACTTTTTCCAGACAATATGGAATGCAATTTCTACTGCGATTTCCACAGCTTTGAATGCAATTTCAAATACCATATCAAGTGTATGGAATGCAATTTCAGGCTTTATTTCCGGTATTATGAATACAATCAAGTCTGTATTCTCATCAATCTGGAATGCAATCAGCGGTGCGATTTCAAGTGTTGTAAATGGAATCAAAAACACCATTTCTTCTGTCTGGAACAGCATTTCCTCTACGATTTCATCTGTGATGAACACCATAAAATCAACCGTAACAAGTATATGGGGCAGCGTAAAATCAGCCATTTCCAATACAATTGACAGCATATACACCACTATCAAGGGTGGATTTGATAAGGCTGTGAATTTTGTAAAGGGACTGGCGAGTGATGCTTTCAGCTGGGGTTCGGATATTATCAGCGGTATTGTTGATGGTATAAGAAGTTGCATCAACTGGATTTCAGATGCCTGTACAGATGTAGCCGATACAATCAGAAGTTATCTGCACTTTTCTGTTCCTGATGTAGGTCCGCTGACTGAATACGAAAGCTGGATGCCAGACTTTATGCAGGGACTTGCTGACGGCATCAAAAAGAGTAAAAAGGTTGTGGCAAAAGCTGTATCCGGTGTTGCCGATACAATGAAACTTTCGCTCACTTCTGAGCTAAACTACAAAATGGACGGAATGACAGGTGCTATAATGAATGGTTCCGCTGAAAGTTCTGTTGTGAATAACTACTACAATAATGACAACAGCCGTACAGTGAATCAGACCAATAATAGTCCGAAATCACTGTCACGGCTGGAGATTTACAGGCAGACGAGGAATGCAGTAGAAATATAAAAAGGAGCGATTTTGGTCGCTCCTTTTACTCTGCAAACTGGAATTTATTCATGTAAAATATAGCGGAATGGTGTGCCTGAGCACTGCTCTGTTTCAATTATAACGAAATCATCGCATATTATGATAGCTGCCATACCATTTCCTAATACGAGATCTAATGCGTCTGCCAATGAAACGTATTTTTGGTCTAATTCTTCATGATAAGCCATAATATAACATGATTTCGGCACTTTATACTGTTTTGTGATTCTTAAAATTTCATCGGGAAACAAATTGTTTCCGCTATAAGCAATTCTTTCCGTAACTATCATATCTTCTGTGTTGTGACAAAAACGCTCAATACCGTTTTTACGTTTCTTTCCGTTTAATTCAAAAAGCAATCTGTCCTGCTTTGCCTTTTTTATAAATCTTTTCACAAATGACTTTTCTGTTTTTTCAATCATGCTATTCACCACCAAATGCTGATTTGTAAAGCTAATGTCCACAATCATTTTCATATATTATACCCCACCCACATACACAAAGTCAATGAAAGGCAGGTGAAATTTTGTTCTACAAGCTCATTCTTGAAAACGAAACAGGTCAGCAGATCGACCTGTCCAGAACTGCAAACCGATATATGTTCTCCAAAATCAAGGGTCTGAACCCACCCACCGGAATAGTCAGCACTTCAAGCTATGCCGGAATGGACGGCTCATATCTCAATAATGCTTATATCGAGAAAAGAAACGTAGTAATTCCTTTTGAAATGCGTGGTTTGGGCATTGAAAAAAGACGGCATGAACTGTATAAAGTAGTCAAGCCGTCACGATATATCAAGATTTATTACGCCACAAAAAATATTTCTGTATATGCTGAGGGTATTGTAGAAACCTGCGAAATGGAGAATTTTGAGATGCTGACCAAAGGGCAAATATCAATTGTCTGTCCCGATATTTACTGGTATTCGAGCGAAAGCCAGATAGCTGAATATTCAAGAATAACAGGAGCATTTCACTTCATTTTTCCCGATAATGATGAGCCTTTTCCGATTGGCAAGTATAACACCCAGAACATTATGACCATAGTAAATGACGGTGATGAGGTTGGCTTTACTCTTGAAATCAGCGGTGGACCTGCAAAGAATCCGACTATCTACAATGCTGTAACAGATGAATATATGCAGATTACTGACGAGATTAAAGAGGGCGATGTCATCACCATAACCACGAAAACAGGCAATAAAACTGTTACTTTGGAGCGTGAGGGTGTTGTTACAAATATCATAAACAGGCTTGTCAGCGGTTCTACATGGCTGACATTAAGACCTGGTGAAAACAAATTCTATGTCCGTGCATCTGAGGGGCTTTCAAAACTGAAAGTTCGTCTGATACATCGTAATGCATACTTGGGAGTGTGATTTATGCAGATTGAAATATACAATATGATTCCTGTGGAGGACAAACTATCCATAACCCTTGAAGCAATATGCGACAGCTTTTCTTCTCTTTTATGGGATATTGAATACTATTCCTGCGGTGCTTTTGAGGTATATATTGCAGCAAGTCCACAAAATATTGAAATTTTCCAGACAGGCAGAATTGTCGGGCGTGATGATGATATGGAACACTACGGACTAATTGAATCCGTTGAAATACAGACAGATGCAGAGGACGGCGACTATCTCATTGTGAGAGGCCGTTTTTTAATTTGTCTGCTTGAACGCAGGATAATCTATCCGACGGTGAATTTCACAAAGGAAACAGCATACGCAGACATAATAAAAACTGTTGTGCAGTTTAATGCTGTTGTATCCGGTGTAAGAAAGATTCCCGGTCTTTCCGTTGGAACTGCAATAGGTTCTTGCTGGGAACAGAAAACAAAACTCCAAATCAGCTATGATAATCTTATGCGGTGGATATATACAATTTGTGAGAAAATCGGCGGTACTGCAAATATACGGCTAAATAAAATCACAGGTGAACAGTATGAGATGATTCTTGAATTATCGGAAGGTGCGGACCGTTCCATTATGCAGGAAGAAAATCCGCATATTGTGTTCTCTGACGGATACAATAATCTGCTTTCATTTTCGTATGCTACTGATATATCTGAGCAAAAGAACTTTGCATATATTCTCGGCAAAGGTGAAGGAGAAGAAAGAAAACGTACTACATATTGTAATGGCAATGAACCTTCACATCTTGACCGCTATGAAGTGTATGTTGATGCAAAAGATATGTCAGATGAAGAACAGATTGACGGAGAAACAAAGCCTATACCGGAGGCAAAGTATATTGAAATGCTGAAAGAAAAAGGAAAACAAAGCATGGTTCTTCCGCTGACAGCATCCGAATCGCAGATTGCTGTACAGTCTACGCAATTTCGATACAACACCGATTACTTTGTCGGTGATTATGTTACAGTAGAACACCGCAGATTTGGTCTGAGGCAAAATAAAATACAGCTAATCGGTATGATTGAGAGTTTTGACCGGAACGGCAGGAACCTCACACCGACATTCAGGGAGGTATGAACATGGCATTTTCATTCGGATTTTTCAATTCAAAAAATCTTGACAGAACATATACTGCTGAGAACTTCTGCGACTATCTTGGCAGTATAATCTGTAACGGCATTCAGGATAATTATAGTCAGTGCTTCAAGTTGACTGCTAACAAATTAAAGCTGACTATTGGCAGCGGAAAAGCATGGATTGACGGTCACTATTTTCTTTCCGATACTCCGTACACATACGACCTTTCAAGCTATGTGAACGAATCACTGGGAAGATATTTGTCAGTTGGTATCTGTTGCAATACTGGTGAAAATTATCGAAAGATTGAGTTTGAGATTCTCGCCGGTACACCTGCAACATCACCGTCAATACCGAGATTCAAGGATACAGAAACCAAAACATATCTTACACTTTGTGCGATAAGAATTGATGCAGGTGCGACTGAAATCAAAGTAACTGATTATCGAGAAAATACAACATATTGTGGTTATGTCCGCTGTATTCTCGGTAAATGCAAGGTCACAGATATGATGTCACAGCTGGCTGAAATTACAGAGCAGATGAAAGACTATAATACAACAATTGCTCAGCTTACAGGAAAGATTGATGAGCTTACTTTAAAAGTTGATGAAGTGACGGGTGATGTGGTATCTATTGGCAAATGTGGTGAGAATATTAACTTTACACTTTTTTCTGACGGTAAACTAATTCTCAAAGGTACTGGGGCAATGTTTGACTATGACAATGGTTCAAACGCATCTCCTTTTAAAGATAATCCTGATATTAAGTCGGTTATTGTGTCAGAGGGCATTACTTCTATTGGTGAGTATGCTTTCGAGTATTGCAATAACTTGAAAACGGCTGTACTTCCTACAACCCTTAAAGCAATCAAGAGAAACAGCTTCATGCCGCATATTGACGAATATATTGTTCATCAGAATCTTTACGGACTTATAGAAATTACAATTCCTGCAGGCGTGAATGAGATTGCAAGGAACGCCTTTTCAGGAACTTCAATAAAATCAGTTACAATTCCTTCGTCTGTTTCAGTTGTCGGGGAAATGGCATTCAGCGAATGTCAGAAACTTGAAACTGTTCGTTACAGCGGTAAAATCATCAGTGACAGAATGTTTGTCCGCTGTATTAAACTAAAAAACTTTACCATAACAAAAAGCACAACAGAAATTTTTGGAGGCTGTTTCAATTACTGTGAAAGCCTCACTCTCATAACCTATGAGGGAACTATTTCTGAGTGGAATTCCATTACAAAGCATACAAACTGGGACGGTCACGCAGTAGGAACAATTGAAACTCCGCTGACAAAAATTCAGTGCCTTGACGGATATATGGAATATGTAAACGGAGAATGGAGGGAAGTTCATGATTAAATATCTTGTAAAAGGACAGAACATTGAAACCTTAGAGCATGAGATAATCGCAGCTGACCAGATTGCTTTTGTAAAAATACATTTTGTGTTTGATAACAGCTGGAAACCGCTTCACAAAGTGGTGCAGTTCTCACAGGACGAATTTACATACAACAGGGTTCTTGGAACAGACGGGACAAGCTGTCTGTTGCCGGCAGAACTTACGCCCGGTGCTGTGAAGATGTCACTCTTCGGATATGATGCAAGTGCATCAGAAACTGTAAGGGCAACCACCATTGTAAAAACGCTGAATATCAGGCCGTCTGGTTTTGACGGTGAAAACAGCAGTGTACCGCCAACTCCCGATTTGTATCAGCAGTTATTACAGAAGATAAGTGAAAAAGGCGGCAATGGTAAATCTGCATTTGAAATTGCTGTGGAGAATGGCTTTGTTGGTACTGAAACTGAGTGGCTTGAAAGTCTGAAAGGCAAAGACGGTATTGACGGAAAAGACGGTGCTGTGGGTCCGCAGGGTGAACAGGGACCGCCTGGTGCAGACGGTCAGCCAGGCAAAAATGGTGAACAAGGCTCACCCGGTGTAGACGGACGTGATGGTTTGGACGGTACAAATGGAAAATCAGCATTTGAAATCGCTGTGGAAAATGGCTTTGTCGGCACTGAAGCTGAATGGCTTGAAAGTCTGAAAGGCAAAGACGGTGCTGTGGGTCCGCAAGGTGAACAGGGTCCTCCTGGTAAAGACGGAGTTACTCCCGATATGTCTGAATATTCTACCAAGGCAGATTATGAGAATTTACAGCTGAAATTACAATCCCTTAAGGACAGCACCATGGACTACATCATAGGACTTACAAACCGTTGTGATAATCTTGACGCCAATATTCAGGAAATAGATATTACTCTTCAGCAGCTTACTGATTCAGTTCAGTTTGAATTTCAGGAAAAGGAAGATGAAATACTTAGTCTTGAAAACAGAATCATTTTACTCGAAAACCGCACTGGCATCGAATATATCACTGTATTTTCTTCCGGTAGTGACGCCTTGCAGAAATATGGTGAGAGTATTTACACCTATTACAATGACGGTTATCGTTCACTTGCCGGATTCTCTGAAAGTTATCCGCATTTTTGCTGTGCTGAAAATGACTATGCGCTTTACTTTAACCAGACCGATTTCAGTTGGGCAGGAACGGTATTTGTGCTTTGTCTGACACCTGTTGCTTTGACTTCTTCCATGAACCTGATTCTCAGATATACAGTAGGTGCATCGCAGGATGCAGAATTCTATCTTGTGAGAAAAAATGATAAAACATGGTCTGAACTTGCTCAGTATATCTATGAAGAAATACAGGCAGGAAATGCGGAAACTTTGCAATTCAAATGGCTTTATTCCGATACCTATATTTCTGTGATACAGTCACTTGAAAATGTACCGGATGGAGAATATTATCTTGCCTTTAAAGGCACATCGGACAATTCACATCCGATGATTGAATCAATCAAATTTATGAAAGGATGATGTTTATGAAAGAAACTTTTTGCCTTATTGCAGGAGTAGTGGGAGGTTTTATTGCAACTCTGCTCGGTGGCTGGGACTCTGCACTTGCTACCCTCGTAGTCCTTATGGGCATTGACTTTGTGACGGGTCTGGTTACTGCTGTAATGGGTAAATCCAAGCACAGCAGAAGTGGTACACTCAACAGCAAGGCAGGCTGGATTGGACTTGCTAAGAAGTTCTGCATTCTGCTCATGGTTGTAGTCGGCGTGAGAATTGATATTCTTCTGGGAACTACATATATCCGTGATACAGTCTGTATCAGTTTCTGCCTGAATGAGCTGCTCTCAATTATTGAGAACACTACTTTAATGGGAATCCCGTATCCGCCCGCAATTAAAAAAGCAATTGATGTTCTGCAAACTAAGGTTGGCAGAATGGAAGAAGAATTTGAGGAGGAAAATGATGATGATTCTGAAACCTGATAAAACTACAAACCTTGGCGGTATAACCGTCAACGAGTATTTACTCACAAAGCATAATCCATATAACATTGATATGCCCTCTGTATCTATGGAGGGCAAAATTATCGGTGTAACAATCCACAATACTTCGTGGATTACAACTGCCGCAGGAACTACTCCTGCCGAGCAGTACACAAGGGCAACGGTCAACGGTAATATGAAAGATGTCCGTGTCCATTATTATGTTGATAACGTCTGTGCGTGGCAGAATTTGCCTCTGAATCTTAGTGGCTGGCACGCCGCTGACGGCAGTGGCAATGGCAACCGCCGAACCATTGCGATTGAATGTATTATGTCTTCTGCATATAATGACAAAGACAAAAAGTCCGAGGATAACTGTGCAAGACTTGCGGCGGCACTTTTGAAAAAGTACAATCTTGACATAAACCACCTTTACACCCACACCCATTGGCTGAATGTTCGTGACGGAAAGTCAGGCACTTTGGATTATCTCAATACAGCGAAAAATCCGTACAAAACGTGTCCGCTGTACATTCTGCCCCATTGGGCAGAGTTTAAGAAAAAGGTGCAGTCCTATATGAACTCCGGTTCTTCCGCACCTGCAACACCTTCTGCTAAAAAGATTTATAGAGTGAGAAAGACATGGTCTGATGCAAAGTCGCAGATCGGTGCTTTTTCTTCTCTGGAAAATGCAAAAAAGGCTTGTAAACCGAGTTATTCTGTGTTCGATAGCAACGGCAAGGTTGTTTATCCTGTTAAGAAGTCCGTTGATGAAATTGCCCGTGAGGTTATTCAGGGAAAATGGGGCAACGGTGCTGACCGCAAAAACAGACTCGCCAATGCCGGATATGACTACAATGCTGTGCAGAAATATGTGAATGAACTAATGAAATAAACTTTATAAACGGCTGTTGAACCAATCGGCAGCCGTTTCCATTTGGAGGTGCCTTATGACTGACGCTGATAAAACTCAAATAATAAAGTTAAAGGCAAATGGCTATGGATATAGGAAAATAGCCGCTGAACTAAAACTATCGGAGAACACGGTAAAGTCATTTTTGAAGAGAAACAGCGATGCCTGCCTTGTCTGTGGCACAGTCGTTATCGGAAGAAAATATTGCAGCGACAAATGCAGAATGACATGGTGGCGGAGGCATCCCCACCGCACTTCCGGAATGATTGAATACAAATGTGAATCTTGTGGAAAAACGTTCTACGCTTACCCAAGCAAGTCAAGAAAATACTGTTCTAAAACCTGTTATGGCAAATCCTGCCGAAAGGAGTACCGCAATGACCAGTGAAAAATTACAGCATATCGCCACCTACAAAGTGGCGATTATTTTATTCCGAAAGCTACTGAAAAGCGGCACAATCACGGAGTCTGAATTTCACAGATGCGAGTCAAATATTGCCGAAAAATGTGGCTTATCCTTGTGCAGCATATATCGTGAAATTGCTTGACTTTCAGGCACTTCTGATTTAATATGTAACACTGACAAGGAGGCGATTTTATGGCAAGAATCGTGGAGAGAGTAGATTTTTATACTCCAAAAATAAAAAAGCAGAAACGAGTTGCTGCTTATGCTCGTGTTTCCAGCGGAAAGGACGCTATGCTGCATTCCCTTTCCGCACAGGTCAGCTATTACAGCGATCTGATTCAAAAAAATCCTGAATGGCGTTTTTGCGGAGTTTATGCCGATGAAGCAATGACCGGAACCAAGGACAGCCGTCAGAACTTTCAGAAAATGCTTGCGGAATGCCGTGCAGGAAATCTGAATCTTATCATCACAAAATCCATTTCAAGATTTGCGAGAAATACGTTAACACTTCTTGAAACAGTGCGTGAACTGAAAGATTTAGGTGTTGACGTTTATTTTGAGGAACAGCAAATTCACAGTCTTTCTTCAGACGGAGAATTGATGTTATCTATTCTTGCAAGCTACGCACAGGAGGAGAGTTTATCCGCAAGTGAAAATCAGAAATGGCGTATCCGTAAGGATTTTGAAAAAGGAAAGGTCAGCAGTTTGCAGATGCTGGGTTACAAAAGGAATCATAACGGAGTGCTTGAAATTATCCCTGACGAAGCGAGAATTGTCAGGCTGATTTTCAACAGTTATCTGTCGGGAATGGGGAAACTTGCAGTTGCAAATATGCTGAATGAAATGCATATCTCCACCAAATTTGATAACGAATGGACGGCGGAAGCAGTCAGAAGAATCCTCACAAATGAAAAATACTGTGGTGAACTTATGCTGCAAAAATTCTACAGTGAAAATCATCTGACAAAGAGGAAAATGGTCAATCACGGTGAGATCAAAAAATTTTATGTGGAAGAAGCACATCCTCCGATTATTGAAAAGAGCGTATTTCTCGCAGTGCAGAACTTGATGAAAAAGCATCAAGAACAGTTTACTCCAACCAAATCAACGGCTGTCACTTATCCGTTTACAGGCAAAATCAAGTGCGAATGCTGCGGCAAAAATTATCGCAGAAAAACAACGCCAACGGGCATTGTCTGGATCTGTGCTACATACAACACAAAGGGTAAAAAATACTGTTCTAAAGCAAAGCAAATTCCCGAAAATACGCTGATTTCAGTATGTTGCGAAGTGCTTGATTTACAAAAATTTGATGTGAATGTTTTTGAAAGTCAAATTGCAATAATTCTTGTTTCTGCACCAAATGAGATGACATTTATTTTCACTGACGGACATCAGATTTCTGCAAACTGGAAAGACCGTTCACGTTCCGAAAGCTGGAAACCTGAAATGAAAAAAGCCACCGGAGAAAGGAGCAGAAAATGGCACGAACAGTCACGATGATTCCCCAAACGATCAATCCCTTGACGCATCTGCCAAATGATATAGTCATAAAACGCAGGGTTGCAGGATATGCGAGAGTTTCTACGGAACAGGAAGAACAGCAGACTTCCTATGCTGCACAGGTGGATTACTACACCAAATATATCAAAAAACACGGCGAATGGGAGTTTGTAAAGGTCTATACAGACGAGGGAATTTCCGCAACAAATACAAAGCACAGAGATGGTTTTAATCAGATGATAAAAGATGCTCTGGACGGAAAAATCGATCTTATCATAACAAAGAGTGTTAGCCGTTTTGCCCGAAATACCGTAGATTCTCTTTCCACGATACGAAAACTGAAAGAACATAACGTGGAGTGTTATTTTGAAAAGGAGCAAATCTGGACGTTTGATGGCAAGGGCGAATTGCTCATCACGATTATGTCGAGTTTAGCTCAGGAAGAGTCACGCTCCATTTCCGAAAACGTCACATGGGGACACAGGAAACGTATGGCAGACGGAAAGGTTTCACTCCCCTACTCCAGTTTTCTCGGTTACAAAAAAGGTGAAGACGGTCTGCCGAAAATTGTACCGGAAGAAGCCGAAATCATCCGTTTTATTTATCGTTCTTTTCTTGAGGGCATGACTACTTACAGCATTGCAAAGGCTTTGATGTATCGTGGTGTTCTATCTCCGAGTGGTAAGGAAAAGTGGTACGCATCAACAGTTGAAAGTATTCTGACTAACGAAAAATACAAGGGGTCTGCACTGCTGCAAAAGAGTTTTACCACTGATTTTCTTACGAAAAAGAAAAAAATCAACGAAGGTGAAGTACCACAATACTACATTGACGAAAGTCACGAAGCAATTATAGATCCACAAGATTTCGAGCAAGTCCAGCTTGAAATGAAAAGGCGTAAAAAGCTCGGCAAGCAGTACAGCGGAAATTCACTCTTCGCTGCAAAACTTGTATGTGCGGACTGCGGTTGTTTCTTCGGCTCTAAGGTCTGGCACTCCACAAGCAAATACCGACGTGTCATCTGGCAGTGCAATAACAAATTCAAAGGACAGCAGCTTTGCTCCACACCGCATTTGTATGAGGATGAAATCAAACAGCGTTTCATTAACGCATTTTCGATGTTTTTTCAGGAAAAGGATTTGATTCTTGAAACAGTTCAGATGCTTATTGAGAGCATTTCCGACACTTCTGCACTCAATACGAAAATTGAAAAAACCATTCAGGAAATGAGTAATACTTCCGCATTAAATCAAATGCACATTCAGAACAATATCGTGACGGCAAGAAACAAGGAAGAATTCGACAGACGTCACGATGAATTGGTTCAGCAGTACGAAAGTCAAAAGACAATTTATGAGAAACTAATGCAGAAAAAGAGTAACCAGCAGAATAAAGTCAAACAACTTCAGCAGCTTGTTCTTCACCTTGAAAAAGCTGATACCCCTATCGATACGTTTGATGAAAATCTTTGGAGAACGATGATTGAAAAAGTTACGATTTTTCATGATAACAGAATGTTTTTTCAGTTCCTTGACGGTACAGAGATTGAAGCATAAATTAACATTCAGCCGCCGCAGTAGTCAATGCGATTACTGTGGCGGCTGTTTTTTATGTTCTACCATAGAAAAACAATGGGGTGCAAACAGGTCCAAATGGGTGCAAAAGAAAACGCTAACCCCTGAAAAGCAGGATTTAAACCTATTTTAGAGGTAAATATCTCTCTCCTATTCAATCAATATAAAACGGCACTTTTTGAAAAATGCCGATACTGCGTTGTTTTCAGGGCATAAAAATGCACCCCTATTTTGTATCAAAATATGGGTGCAGATATGCCAAAGAACACTTATTTTGATACAATGCACCCTTTAAAAGGCTATCGTTTTCCTGTGAGTAGCTAACGTTTTCTTGTATGCACCCGAAAGGCTATCGTTTTCTTTTCACATTTTTGCATTAATCGGATTCAAGGACGGCACAAGGATGATGATGGAAATATTTGATGAATGAAATAACGGCTGTGGTCAAATAACCGCAGCCGTTATTTGGCTTCAAAAGTGAATACCAGCCTTGCACATAAGAAATTCTATTGCGTCGGCAGTTTGAGGATCTGATGTTTTAAGCGTACTCCATAAATTCAAGAGAATGCTGATTTCCATTGGCGTGATAAAACACATTTTAGCAAATAACATCCTTGCTCCAAAATACTTGAATTGCTGCATTTCACTAATGTAAGATTCAAAATCCTGCTGTGTATATTCATTAAGCCAATTACGGGACGGTCTGTTTGTAGCGATCTGCTCAAGGGTAAATATTTCATACTCACCTCTAACTTTTGTACCAACATAACCTCCACTTAACTTATGAATACGCCTTATCTCAGCCTTTTCATCAGTTTCCCGCTGTTGCATTGTAGCTTGTGTGACAAGTTCAGCCAGTTTACAAGATTCTTCTGCCAGTTTACGCTGACGATTTTTATGATCATGCTCTGCTTTAAACCAGCTCTCTCTTCTGTTTTTTCTCTGAGTGCAGAAATCCAAGTATGCTTTATAAGAATCAAGAGAATAAAAACCGCTACTGTTGATATCAATCTCATCAATAGAAATCGGCATTGCAAGTGTATCATTTTCCAACCATGATGGATTACCAGAAACACCTTCCGATAGGTCAGTTTTATCTAAGATGTAGATGCTCCATTTACGTTGAACTTCATCAATAACAATAGCTGTATTGTTAAGTGACTTGTTTAGGATAAATTTGACCGGAAAATATGCCATTTCACGCTCGGAGAACGGCTTTTCTTCGACGTCTTTGTCGACAGTGATTTGTAGGTAGAGATACCCCTGCTCCTCGTAGAGATTTTTCCTTTTTTCAAGTGTACTTGAAGTGGCTGCGTAGTCGATGATATCAACAGCGTATTTCTTTGATGAAGTTTTGATAACAAATGCAGTATAGTGATCTTGAATAATCACCACATCTTCTTCCAGTTGAAACCCATGCTTAGTAGCAATCTTCTCCATTATGGGAGCAAGCTGTCTTTGAATAAATTTGAAAATATCACTCTGCTTTTTGCAGTAATCGCCATATCTACATTTTTCTTTATGACGATGTGCGAAACATTCTGCTCTCTGTTTTCCATGCCGAAAAAATACGGATGCACCACAGTCGCAGCAAGTTAAAGTCTGGCATTTCCTGATTTTCTGCTCAAATTCAAAATCCCGTAATACTTGATAAGCATAAAGCACTTTTCCGTCATATAAACATTTTTCCATAGTATTGACTCACCTTCAAATATTTCTAAAAATATGCGGATAGTGTTTTCTATTCTGTTACTGTAAACTTCTTAACAATCATTTTGAATGTGGAGTTTGGAAAAATCTGATTTGCCGGAATGAAGAGATAACGCCACGGCTTATAACCATTTGCTTCACTCCAATGTGTAACTGTTTCACAGTACAAAATACCACGTTTTTTCTTAGCAATTACATCCGGATTGTTCAAGTCTTTTTCCGCCTTAACCTCAACGAGATAGATTGTGTCATCAGTCTCAACGACAAAATCCGGTTCATAGTTTTTTCCGTGATTGTAGGTGATGTTAAATTCCTTCGGTGACGGACGAAGCCAGTTTAGAACATCCTCATCACGCTCAACAATTCGTGCAAAGGAAAGTTCGCCTTCCTCACTATCAAGTTTCACCTCGCTGAATACACCTTTCTTGATGTCCGTGAACAGAACAGTACGAATGTCACCTGTGAAACCTCCGCCATATAGCGGAACAGAAGATTTGAAGGTAAAGTTGGGGCGGAGATTATAGTTTCTTGTACCTATGACTTCTTCTTGCAACAGTCCGTTTTCACAATAGAAATGCTGCATCATCTGTGTATAGATTTTTTCAGCAATGTCCCTTTTGTTCATCATGACAATATTCTGCATCCCATTTGTACCAAAGGCACATTCATAGTGACCAATCACCTGAGTTATCAGCTTGAACAGCATTTCCTTACATTTATTATAGTCGATTTCTGGTTTTTTACGGAGTTCACCAAGAATGACACGTTTTGGCTCGTATCCATCAAAGTCAATTACTCCGGCATGGATTCTTTGCTGATCAGATTGATCTTCAAGATTCTGAATCAGCATCTCATTGGTCAGCGGTTCATGGGTAAAGGAAGTCAGGTCAATATCGAAATCCATAAATACATACTCTTCTGCACCTGCATCTGTAATACGAATCTGCGGAATTGGGATGAATTTTGCAATTGCAGCACGATGAGTCTTTTCTGTTCGCTCCTCTGCCCACCGAAGAATGAGTGGTATGCTGTTTTCGTGGAAGGCTTGTGCCAAATCAGGTTTTTCTGTAACAGTGCTGACTGCCTTCTCGGCGATTTCTTTTGTGGTTGTTGGAGTAATGGTATGTGATTGGGTTGTCTGAATGGTTCTATATACCTCATTTTCAACAGTTTTCTGTATGGCATGAATTGCTGCATCAGTTTGCTCACTGCGCTCAATTCCGATTGTTTCATAAACAGAGTTCAGCACTTCGTCAGGCTCTTCCTCTAAATCCAATGCAAGCTGCGGTTCGATCACTTCTTCTGGCTCAATTTCCTCTACCTTGATGACATTCCCAGCTTTGAAGATAGAATCACCCTTTTGTGCCTCTTCCAAAATTTCACGGAATTTATCATGCGCCGTCAGCATTACAGAATCCACATCCGGATCACCGGTACGCTCACCATAAGGCAACCTAAGCCCCCTGCCAACCATTTGCTCACGTAGTATTTTGGAAGCGGCTGTACGAAGTGGAATGATGGTGTAGAGATTATTGACATCCCATCCTTCTTTCAATTTATCAACATGAATCACAATCTCGACAGGGTTGTCCGGCTTTTCTACCTCAAGCAGCAGCTTTGTATTCGCTTCCGATTCTGCACTACCTTGTTTGGAGTGTACTACTACAACCTTGCTTCGATATGCACCATTACAGAAAGCATCAGATTTAATGTATTCCTCAACCCATTTCGCATGAGCAGTATCTTTGCAGACGACCAGTACAAACGGCTTCACAACCGGTCTGCCGTTATTTTTAGCATATACTTGCAGTTTCTGGCGGATTCGCTCATGACAGAGAATACCATCCTGCAACATGAGCTTATCAATCTGCTCATCACCAAAGTTATAAAAATCTACATCAGAACGGGTAACTGCAAACGGAGTCCGTGTATAGCCATCCGCAATTGCCCTTGACAGCGGATATTCATATACTACATTCTTGAACGGTTCTTGGTTGCCGTTCTTTTTCTTTGCCGCCATCAATGGCGTGGCGGTCAGTTCCAAACCGAGCAGCGGTTTCAAGTCGTTCAGAGCTTGCTCGCCCTTTGCACCATGATAATGGTGTGACTCATCCATCAGAAGTACAAGGTCAGGAAGTTGTGCCAATGTTTCAAAGAAGGAATCTCCATAGTATTCGTTAATCTTCTTCATATTAGCATTTTCTTTGTCAAACTTGCTGATGTTGAACACAAAAATGCGAACTTCACTCTGGAATGTGGGAAGTGGCTTACTGCGATAGTCATCACCCGTAATAATCTGCGGTGCATTGACGAAGCAGCTTAAACCCTTAAATACATATTTCGAGCTGTTAGGATCGCCCAGATCACGCTGGAGCTTGTCGTAAATAGTTGTACCCGGTGCAACGACAAAAAAATTCCTGATACCATGCTGTGTGTACAGATAGGTAATGAATGCACCCATCAACCGAGTTTTACCAACTCCGGTCGCTAATGCAAATGTCAGTGACATAAACTCACGCTCAAAATCCGTACAGGTCGGGCAGAGGGCATGAACAGCTCCGAGAGCCACTTTTTGATTCATGCCCTTTTTGAGATTGACATTACTGAGAATTTCGTGCAGAATTTCAAGAGATTTTTTCTGTGGTTTCCGTAAAGACATAACACCACTTATGTAATCTGTTGTGTAAAGGGAAAAATCACTCCTCATCACAATCCTCCTCATCTTCATAAACAGGCGGATGGATGATGTTCAGATTATAATCTGCCTTGTCAAATTCGCAGCGTTCAAGGAGCATCTGCGGAATTTTCTTGATAGTCACGTGCGGATGAAGCTTCTCAACACCCTTATCGAAAGAACAGCAGGCAATCACGAGGTATTCATCCTCTTCCATACTGCCTGTAATTGATTCCAGAAAAGCCACATTTAAATGACGAGTGGTTACAAATAGGTAGGACTTCTCATTGCCGTGGGACTGCTTCCAGAACAACTCACTATCCGGCTCATAGGTGAATCCCTCATGCAGAGCCATAGCTGCTGCCAGCATATCCGCACTGTATTCCGGATTGATGACCGCTTCTCCAAATTCATCTGTATTAATCAGTGTCGGAGCAAGCTCATAAAAACGATACCCTCCGCCACTTGTCCAGCCTGTTGACTTGGTGATACCGCCTTTATCTTCGCCCGAAATTACCATATCAAGCCTTTTTTTGCAGTGAGTGTATGCGTGTTCGCCCATTTCGATTCCGATATATCTTCTGCCCATTTTATGGGCTACAGCAGCGGTTGTGCCTGAACCGAGGAAGGAGTCAAGAACAAGATCATCGGGGTTGGAAGCAATAGATAGTATCTGTTTGATTAATTGTTCTGGTTTTGGAGTTTGAAACGGATCGTCTGGATTTAATGCTTTTACTTCTTTTTTTGCATCTTGTGTAGTTCCAACTTCTTTATATAGCCATGTTGTCATGGGAACTACTCCACCTTGTACTTCACTCAAAAATGTTTTTTTACGAGGTACATTGTTTCCACTTTTTCCAAACCAAATGCGTCCATCAGCAACAAGTCTCTCGAATTCTTCTTTGGAAGAAATCCAACTTCTACTTTTTGTAGGAGTAACTACTCGCCCACTCGGTGTAGTAATGGGATAGTCTGTACTTGCACTATACGTTCTTGCAGTGAAATCGCTGGATGTCCACGGTCCACGAGGGTCATCGTCTGGATTCTTGTATCGGCTATCCATATCTGCTGTGCGTGGAAGCAAGTTAGGTTTCCAGATTCTCTTATTTTTGGCATAAACCAAAACAAAATCGTGGCTATCTGACATCCACTTTGCATCATTTTGTGGCGAAAACTTCTTTTGCCATATTACAGTGCTGATAAAATTATGTCTGCCAAAAATCTCATCACAAAGCACTTTCAAATAATGCCCTTCATCATCATCAATACTAATCCAGATAGAGCCGTCCTCCGCAAGCAGATTTTTTAAAATTTCAAGTCTCGGACGCATAAGGTTAAGCCACTGACTATGTTCAAGATTATCATCATAATGTTCAAATGCCGACCCTGTGTTGTAAGGCGGATCAATATAGATACACTTTACCTGCCCTGCATAGCGACTTTCCAGTGCTTTTAAGGCTAATAGGTTATCTCCGTGAATCAGCATATTCTCTGTATCCGGAGCTGCTTCCGTATTGGACAGCTCTGATCTTTCTATCAGTAAACGAGGTTCGACATGGATTTCTTTTTCCTTGCCGTACCACGTCAATTCCAGTTTGTTTGACATTGTGTTTCTCCAATCAAATTTATGTAACATCATTAAGGAATCCATATCGCCCTTCAGAATATCCCTTTGTAAAAGTAATCAAATTCACGCCTTCAGATTCAAAGTCTAATTTAGGAATGTGTTTTAAATTTTCAAGTATAATGATCTGCCCTATGTCTTTTTGCTTCATGATGTAGCGGAACAGTCCAGTTCGCATACTTTCAGGTGCCACATCATCTACACCTTGATCCAAACCCAACAGTGGCGTATCGACAATTAAAAATCCGGGGTCGTATTGAGCAGTATCAGCAAAGTATTTGCGAAATACTAATGCGGTTACTGTATTGATAAAAGCGCAATAGCCAAGCCCTTGATAATTTGTCTTTTTGTGACCATCAATCTCCACATCGAAACTCGATATGTTAAACCGAGCAGCAGTTGGAGGTGGATCAAAGCAACATTCTGTTAGAATGTCCATGTATAATTTGTCAATGTTTTCCTGAAATTTAGAGTCAAAATACTCTCGTGGGCGATATTTGACATCGGACTCTTTTTCCTCTGGCAACACTCGTAGATCAGTTTCTAAATCTGTAGCAAATCCCTTTATGACATCCAATTCCTTCTTCAATTGAAAATAGGCACGGTACTGTGCAAGAGATTCTTGTAAAGAGTCAACTTTTGGTTGCAATTTTTCCTCTATCAGTTGTTCGACTCGTTTCTTTTCTTCTTTCAAGTTTGCTGTTTCATCTTCAATGGATTTTCGCTCATCTGTGATTTCACTTTCTAATTCAGTAAGCCCATTTAATTGAAGAATGATTCTTGATAATTCGGCACGTGCGGAATCTATGTAAGACTCCCTTTTCCTTGCAGTTATTGTGCTTTCGCAAAAAGGACAGGTTGTATTCTGCGGAATTCCTTTTGTAACTATTTCGCCATCTACGATAAAATTCAAGCGACTTATGTCAGCTTTATACTGAGTGTGCAATTCATGATACCGTGAAAGCAACATTCCAGATTCAGAATCTTTTTCTTGTAATTCTCTTATTCTATCAATTAACTCTCTTCTTTTATTCAATGATTCCTGAATTTGAGCTTCGATGCTTTTGATGTCATCAAGCAATTGTTGCATTGATGCCTCCACATTCACACCTTCAAACAGCTTCATCTGGTCTTCTAAATCGTTCCGTTTTTTGGCTGTAGCACTAATTCTTTTATTGATATAATCTTCCACAGCCTTTTTTCTTGCTACTCGAATCTCAAGTTTAGTCTGCGTCTGTGCTCCCGAAAGATTCTCATCATTCAAAAGTAGCAACAGTGCAGATAGGAAAGGGGTTTTTGCTGTACTTTCGACTGGCTCAATGATAGATATCTCTCTTCCAATTTCTGTGTGAATGTACATAAGCATTCCTAAAAATGTACGAATGTAAAGTTTCTGCTTTTTGAAGTCGGCGTTTTGGATTACTTCACATGGCGTATTGATTCCCATTGTATTTAGCAACAAATCAGACAATATGGGATGTTTATTATTTTTAGTTTTCTTTAAGTCATACACTCCGTTTTCTGCATCGGGAATTGTGGTAGTAACGGTAACTTGACCTTTATGAAATAATCTGTTGATTATAACCTGACCTTTTGGTGTAGCAATAGTCAGCTCTACTTCATTGTATCCAAAGCTCTCATCAATCGGAAGTTTCTTAGAACCTAATGCAAAATCGATACAACGAATAATCGCGGTCTTTCCTGTGTTCGATCTTCCCTGTACTATATTGACACCTTGTCTAAACTCAATTACCGAATCTGTTTTTCCTTCTCCCTTGACAGTAATTTTTTCAAAATACATTTTGCTCTCCTCTTATCAGTTGAAGAGCCTTCTGATTGATTTCTTTTATCAATTCAACATCAGAAAACATACAATATTTATCGTGTGTTCCTTTGACAGCTGCACGATATTGTTTCGCATATTCTGACGATAAGGCTTCTACGACATTTGCACCGTTTTCATTTATACTATATTTAAACCCTTCACGCGATCTCTTTACTGATATTAATCCATCTAACACAAGAGATTTTATCGCTTGTATACATCGAGTACGCCTTGCACCTATTTCTTCAAATCGGTAGCTGTTGTCGCCATTAAGATTGATATTATAAACTGAGAACGAAAATCCATAAGACGCAATAAAATCATAATACACTATTCGCTCAGTAGTCATGATTTCTGGCGACATAGTAGACAACAACAACAGGATTTTTAAAGAGATTTCAAATTCAGTGTTAAATATTCTCTTCATACGGATTCACCCATGACTTTATTGTTCTTTCATTTACAAAGATATGACATAACCCTTTTTTCTCTAACGCACCATACAATCCTGAAATATTGTACAGAGCAGACTTGGTTGGAGTAGCATTTGCTGCTTGTTTTAAGACCGCTTGAAGTCGTTCATAGCCATTACTGTAACAATCGTCAAAGTAAACCATTTCTATGCAATCAAATGTATCTTCTTTAAGAATACCAAATTGTACATCGCCATCTGAAAAGGATTCTCTGACTCTATGCTCTAAATTTGCTGCACTAAAATATGCTTTTTTTTGATTACTATAATGATTTTTTAGAACGGATGAAAGAGCACTTACATCACTTTTTTCAACTTTTCTGTTTTCTTTTTCGCTATATACTTCCATTAAAGCATCAATAAATGCAAGATTATCGTCAGTCACTCCTTGTATTAGTTGAAGGTAAGGAGAAAGTTCAATCACACTATCGCCGGTATAGACCTTTCCATTTGAATAACGAACAGGATGAATTGGTACTGGAGGAATTATTTCACCAACCTCACTTCTTTTTTCAACAACTCCAAAGTTATTAGGCTGTGGTTCGCCGAGTGCTTCCTTTATGTACGAGTTGAACAGTTCTGCACAAACTTCACTAACATTGCTGTCATTGCAATCTACATTTTCGTTCAACAAGTCTTGGCATAAATTCATTTTAGCATCATAGGGTAAAGCTTCAATAGTTGTCAAAAAATTTGATTTGTCAAAATGTGCAGAAATCATTCTTGCAACATCATCTGGTATGCCTCTTGTACCATTAAGAAGTTTTTGAGCAGCACTTTTTTGCTTTTCACTTGTAAACGGATAGTAACGCTCTGTTTCATCGAGACGTATATCTTCATCAGTTTCAGGTTCTTTCATAAATAAGGAAAATATGTATGCACAGTAATCAAGTGCATTGCGACGATCAGCTCCAACATATTTTCGCAAAATAGTAAGTAATGTAGAAATCCTTATCATGAATTCGCCCTCCTTGATAGTAGACAAGGATTGTCCGTATCTGTCCACTCTTGTCCTTATTTGCAATTTTTTATTTGTTATAATTGACTTGTAAGCAAATCGCCACATTGCGAAATACTCTAATTCTAATTATAGCATAAAATGTCTAAAAATGCAATGGGGGGAAACAGTATTTTTGTTAAAAGTCGAAAGGAGACAAGTTATGACAAATTCAGAAAGAAAAAACAAAGAAAAAGCTGCGGCCTACCTAATTTCACGCATCAATACTTACTACGATCCTTCGGTCAGTGCTTCTTTATTGGAACTTCATGGTGGTACTCCAACAGATATCGGATCGTGGGAACTTGAATCGCTCATAGATGACCTTCTCACCATTGGGAACGACCATGATTGAGGTGGTCGTTTACAAACTCAAACAAATGTCTATAGTTTTTTATTAATACTTAATAAAAATAGATGGTAACACATTATCGACACTTCTAAATTAAGAAAGCACTGATTTGATTGATTTTAGAAAATACACATGACGTATTTACGTTGCTTTCTATGTGTAATTTCGCTCAAAATGGCATTTAACCAGTGTTTCCTTAAATTTGCATTGCTTATGGAAGCACTTATTCAAGCAAATCATTTATATTCAATAGAGGCACTAACGTAAGCACTCTGTGTATTCTTTTTTTGAGAAACTTCGTACAAAGCATGTTTATTTCTCCAGCAGATAAATAGAGGGCGGTAATATTCTATTTAGGGAACTGTTGAATAATAACTTGAACGTTTTGATTCAAATAGCTACATAATCAAGCCCTTAGTCCTTTATAAACGTTCAAGTTATTTCATAATAGTTCCTTAGCTTTTTATTCTTCCGGTAGTTGCTTTAAGTATCCATCAACAATCATTTGAAAAGCCTCCTCCGGAATATCACCGTCCCTGTACTGTGCAATCAGTGGTATCATCTTCTTCAATATTTTGTTCAGATATAGAAATCTTGTATCGTTTCCACAAGCACAAAATTCCATATGTAAGTCGACTTCGTCTTGATCTGATAACTTATAATCGGAGAACCTTTCATAATCCGGAAAGAAGAAAACGGGATATGTGTCATCAATTTCTCGTGGTTTGTGTTCCATTAAGCCATTACCATATTCCTGCTCATATTTTATCTCTTTTACTGTCAATTCAGCAGTCCTCAATTTTCCAACAGAGAGAAACTTTGTAATGAAACGGAAGGCATCACGTGGACTTGTACCTGCTGAATTTTCAGCTGGATTCCCTACAAGGCTATCAATAGATACTTCAAAGTACTGTGCAATTCTATATACCTGATCAAGAGTAAAACGTTTCTTTTCGTTACGATTCAATGCTTTGCTTACGTTAGCCTGCGTCATACCTGCAATTTCTGCGAGTTTCTGCTGCGTTATATTGTTTTTCACAAGGAGCATACGGATATTTTCTTCAAGTAACTGGAAATTCAATTCTGACATATTCATATTCCTTTTCAATATATTATTCCTAATTTGACATGAAAACTAAAGATTTGATTATATTATATCACATTTGATATAATTTTTTAAGAGGGCGGAAGTGATTTTACGCAAAATTTACAAAGTTACAAAAACCGTTCGTTTTAACCTCTACTTTTTCCATGAATAACGGGAGAGGTTGACTTTTCCGTCTATTTATGTCCCCAGTATGACGTTAAACTGCTGACTCATACATACTGACACCGGTTGCTCAACAGGCTGTGTGGGACAATAGAATAACAAGGCTGTCAATTTGAGCTTGACGGCTGCAAACCGAATGGAGTGAAATCCCTTCTGGAGTGCAGTCTGATTTGTTATGCCATTTTGCAGCCGGGCGATTCCTCCATTCAAGACAATGGAGGAATTTTTTATGCCAATTTATGAGAAAAAAGCTGAAAAACTGAGAGTACGCAAAACGCCAGCCGCCAAAAGGACTACATACACCTATCCGATTTATGACGGCAGCACAATTACCCTGATACCGGGAAAAGACGGTATTACTGAAGAGTTTATTGTACTTCTGCATCATTTGGATGATGCAGAAGTACGCAACAACCTGAAAAACGGTCGTCCTGAACTGACCGCTGAAGAAAAGCAGGCTGTAAAGGAATGGGAAAACGCTCATCCCGGTGAGAAAGCACCAAGAAATTGGAATCTTTCCATTGACTATGTGATGTCTGATGATGAACATGATTCTGAGAAAGCCGCTATTGAAAATATTCCTGACGGCAGTGAAGTATCTCCGGAAGTAGAAATGCTCCGTGCGGCTGTTGAAACTATGTCAGAACGTCAGAAACAGGTTTATGAACTTCATTATCTGCGAGGTTTCAATGTGAAGGAAACCGCCGCAATCCTCGGTATGTCATCACCGACAGTTACTGCTCACAAAAAAAGAATTGTGGAAATTATAAAAAAGTTTTTTGAGGGGGCTAATTTTTCAGGCTGATCCGAGGACTGTATGGTGAGAAGGAATGATTCCCAATCAAAAAAAGATGAAGAGGTGAAAACCATGGACAAAATGTTCGAACTGATTAATTCTCTGAACGCACTGACGAAAGCAGTAACTGCGCTGACAGAGAAAATCACAAGTGAGTATCTCAACACATTCGAGACCATCTACGATTCCGAAAAGGACGAGCCACAGGAAACCACTGCAAAGGAACAGCCGACACCTGAACAGCAGACTGTTACTTTTGTAGAACTCCGCAGCCGTCTGTCGGAGATTTCCCGCAATGGTCATACTGCTGAAGTCAAGGAACTGCTCCGGAAATTCGGGGCAGACAAGCTCTCCGATGTGGCAGAGTCGGACTACACAGCACTGCTTGCAGAAGCGAAGGTGATTGCAAATGCCGGGTAATCACGCACTTCTCGCGCCATCCAGCAGTGAGCGTTGGATCAACTGCCCGCCGTCCGCAAAAGAAAATGCGGTACAACAGGATACATCCAGCAGCTATGCTCAACAAGGTACAGACGCACACGCCCTCTGCGAGTACAAGGTAAAAAAGGCTCTCGGACACAGGGTTCGAGACCCCACTGAAGATTTGACATACTTCGATGAGGAAATGGCGGAATGCAGCGATACTTACTGCGAATTTGTCATGGAGCAGGTCGAAACGGCAAAGCAGAACTGCTCCGACCCGCTTGTCCTTGTAGAACAGCGTCTTGATTTTACCCGTTGGGTGGCAGAGAGCTTCGGCACAGCCGACTGTATTATCGTAGCTGACGGTATGCTTACGGTAATAGATTTCAAGTATGGACTGGGAATTTTAGTAGAAGCAGAGGAAAATCCGCAGATGAGAATGTACGCATTAGGTGCATTAAACCTGTTTGAAAGCCTGTACGACATTCAGACCGTCCGCATGATTATTTTTCAGCCCAGACGTGACAACATCAGCATTGCCGAAATTACCAAAGAAGAGCTGCTCGAATGGGCAGAAAAAATCCTCGTTCCGGCAGCAGTTCTTGCCGCCAATGGTGGGGGCGAATACAAGGCAGGCAAACACTGTCAGTTCTGCAAGGTCAAGGCAACCTGCCGCAGGCGTGCGGAGTACAATCTCCAAATGGCACAGTACGACTTTGCCGTTCCTGATACACTTTCCGATGATGAAATCAGCATGATTCTCAATCGTGCGGACACCTTTATCGGTTGGGTAAACGATGTAAAAACATATGCACTTGAACAGGCAATCAGCGGTAAGGAGTTCCCCGGATATAAGATCGTGGAAGGTCGCTCCAACCGCAGATACACAAATGGCGATGCCGTTGCAGCGGTGGTCACAGATGCAGGCTATGACCCATTTGAAAAGAAGCTCATGGGCGTGACCGCAATGACAAAACTGCTCGGCAAGAAAAAATTCGATACCCTGCTCAGCTCTCTTATTGAGAAACCACAGGGCAAACCGACACTTGTACCAGAGTCGGACAAGCGTCCGGCATGGACAATCAATGATTTTCAGGAGGAAGATTAACATGGCAAAGATTATGAATCCGACAAAGGTGGTCACGGGCAAAAATACTCGCTTCAGCTATCTCATCGTAAACGAGCCGAAGAGCATCAACGGCGGTACTCCGAAGTACAGCGTCTCCCTCATCATTCCGAAGAGTGATACCGTGACAATTGAGAAGTGCAAAGCAGCAATCAAGGCGGCTTATGACGAGGGACAGTCCAAACTCAAGGGAAACGGCAAGTCTGTTCCCGCACTTAAGATACTCAAAACGCCTCTTCGTGACGGCGATGAAGAAAGACCGGACGACTCGGCTTACACAGACAGCTACTTCATCAACGCAAACAGTGCAACAAAGCCCGGTGTCGTAGATGCCGACTGCCAGCCGATTCTCGATACCAGCGAACTTTACAGCGGTATCTACGGTCGTGCAAGCATTAATTTCTACGCATTCAATACCAATGGCAACCGTGGAATTGCCTGCGGTTTGAACAATCTCCAGAAGCTCCGTGACGGAGAGCCGCTGGGCGGTAAATCCCGTGCAGAGGACGATTTTGCAGACGATGACGACGATGATTTTCTTTCATAATTAACTGATACAGACGGGTGGGCGTTTGCGGTGTGAACCGTGGGTGGGAAATTTGGAGTTGATAATATGCATAAATTGATGATTGACTTGGAAACCCGCAGCGACGCAGACATTACCAAAACAGGTGTGTACCGCTACGCCGATTCTCCTTATTTTGATATTCTGCTGTTCGCCTATTCCGTAGACGATGCTCCGGTGCAGGTAGTTGACCTTGCCAGCGGTGAGTCGCTCCCCGATGATATTCTTCATGCCTTGACGGACGATTCTGTCACAAAGCACAGCTTCAACGCTTCTTTTGAGCGCGTTTGCCTGTCGGTCTGGCTGAAACGCAATTATCCCGATATTTTCCACAGTTACAGCATTCCACAGGATTCTGTCGGCAATTATCTTAGTCCTGATTCTTGGCACTGCTCTATGGCAGCGTCCGCTTACCTCGGTCTGCCGCTGACGCTGGCAGGAGTCGGCTCGGTCCTGAAACTCGAACAGCAGAAAATGACAGAGGGCAAAGCTCTCATCAAGTATTTTTGTGTCCCCTATGCCTATGACGGCGATAAACCGCTGTTTCATGTTCCGTCCGATGCTACTGATAAGTGGGCGGTTTTCAAGGCATACAACAAGCGTGACGTAGAAACGGAAATGGAAATCGAGAGGAAAATAAGACGGTTCCCTGTTCCTGATTTCGTATGGAAGGAATACCACCTTGACCAAGAAATCAACGACCGCGGCATTCAGCTTGATTTGCCGCTTGTCCGTAATGCAATTCGTATCGGCGATTGTGCAAAACAGCATCTTACTGAAAAGCTGTGCGAATTGACAGGACTTGAAAATCCAAACTCTGTGCAGCAGATGAAAGGCTGGCTGAAATCGCATGGTGCAGAAATAGAATCACTCGGCAAAAAGGAAGTGCAGGAACTGATAGATAAAGTTCCGCCGGAAATTCGTGAGGTTCTTTTGCTCCGACAGCAAACCTCCAAATCTTCTGTCAAAAAGTACACAGCAATGCGAAATGCGGTCTGCTCGGATGGCCGTGCAAGAGGAATGTTCCAGTTCTACGGTGCAAATCGTACAGGTCGGGAAGCAGGCAGGATTATACAATTACAAAATTTACCGCAGAACCATATTCCCGATTTAGAATCGGCACGAAATCTTGTTCTTTCCGGCGATATGGACGCTCTGGAACTTCTCTATGAGGATATTCCCGACACACTTTCACAGCTTATCCGCACAGCATTTGTACCGAAAGCAGGCTATAAATTCATCGTAGCGGACTTCTCTGCTATCGAAGCCCGTGTTATTGCATGGCTTGCAGGCGAACAGTGGAGAATGAACGCTTTTGCTAATGGCGAGGACATTTATTGTGCATCGGCATCAAAGATGTTCGGTGTTCCTGTTGTAAAGCACGGCGTGAACGGATATTTGCGGCAGAAAGGTAAATGTGCCGAATTATCGTGTGGTTATGGCGGCAGCGTAGGTGCTATGAAGGCGTTCGGTGCAGACGCTATGGGACTTTCAGATAATGAGCTGAAGCAAATTGTCACAGATTGGCGGAAGGCATCGCCCAACATCGTACAGCTCTGGTGGGACGTGGAGAGGATGGCTATCAAGGCAGTCAGCGGCAAAACTCAGACAGAAACACACGGTATCAAATTCAGCTATGAATCTGGATTTCTGTTTATTGAACTCCCCTCCGGCAGACGGCTTGCCTACGTAAAGCCACGTATTGAAGAGAACCGTTTTGGCGGTGAATCTATTACCTATGACGGTGTCGGCACATCAAAGAAGTGGCAGCGGCTGGAGACATACTCCGGCAAGCTCGTGGAAAATATTGTTCAGGGTATAGCTCGTGATTTGCTGTTTTATTCCCTACAGACATTGTCTCACTGCTTTATCGTCGGGCATATCCACGATGAAATGATTATTGAAGCTGATAGACGAATGTCACTGCAGGCTGTCTGCGAACAGATGGCTCGTACACCGAAATGGGCAGAGGGGCTGCTCTTGCGGGCTGATGGGTACAAATGCGAATTTTATAAAAAAGATTAGGAGCAGGCTAATTTTCAGCATATTTTTAAGGACTGTATAATGAGAAGAACTTTAGGAGGTTTTGCTATGTTTTATGTAAAGGAAAATATCAATGACACTGTTGAAGTCAAGGTAGAACTGAACGATGAAAATGTGTTCTGCACCTGCCCTGACTGCGGTAAGGAAGTATCCGTTGACCTGTCTGTTGTATTTGCAGACGGCATGGGCGATATGTATGGCACGGCAGTTTGCTGTTCTGCCTGCTCGAAGAAAAGAATGGAGGCACTGAAATGAAAAGTTTGATTCCTATGGACGATTACGGCGTGTTCGTCGATAAACATGACACTGCCAGAGTAGACAGCCGCTATGTGGCACAGTTTTTTGAAAAACAACACAAGCACGTTCTGCGCGATATTGCCAAACTTACTGAGCCCAAATCTGGACTCAGTGAAGAATTCCGCAAGGCAAATTTTATGCCCTCATCGTATAAAGACAGTACCGGCAGAAAGCTGAACTGTTATTTGCTGACTCGTGATGGCTTCACGCTTCTGGCAATGGGATATACAGGTCAGAAAGCAATGCAGTTCAAGGAACTGTACATACGCCGTTTCAACGAGATGGAGTCTTTCATCAGAACGCTTGTATCGGCAAGGCAGGAATTTCCTCTGCTTACCGAGAATATCCGTCTTATCAACGACAACCCGAAGCCTTATCACTTCAGCAATGAATGCGATATGCTCAACCGTATTGTACTTGGCATGACGGCAAAGCAGTTCCGTGAAACACATGGAATCGAGAAGAAAACAAGTATCCGCCATTATTTGACGCAGGAGCAAATCAATATGCTTGAAGTTCTGCAAAAGGCTGATATTGGTCTGCTGCTGTCAGTTCCAGATTTTCAGACCAGAAAGCGTCATCTGGAATGGTATGCAGAACGCATAAAAAAGGAGCACGGCAATGGCAGATAAGTACAATGCAGAGGGCTATTTCAGCCCTACAGAACACGAGGCGTTCATCCGTCTGGAAAAGGAAGAAAAGGCAGTCCGCAAGGCTGCCGCCTTCCGACCCATTGTGTATATCTGCTCTCCTTACTCCGGAGATACGGAGAGAAATATCAAGAACGCCAAGAGATACAGCCGCTTTGCCGTAGACAAGCACTATCTGCCGATTGCACCGCACATCTATTTTACGCAGTTCATGGACGACGATATTCCAGAGGAACGGGATACAGCCATTTTTATGAACTGGGTGCTGATGAGCAAGTGCGTGGAGCTTTGGGTGTTCGGTGAGAATATCTCCGCAGGCATGAAGGCGGAGATTGACCGTGCAAAGCGAAAACACATGAGAATCCGTTATTTCACAGAAGAATTGGAGGAAAAGCTATGAAATTTACCCTGTATACTGCCGACTGTACCGGCAATGCGAAGAACACCAACTACCCACACCAGAAAGTCATTACCTCTGAAGCTGACCTAAAGAAGGCGGTCGCCTTCGATCATGTGTGCGCGCTGTATGATAATTTTTCCCGCAGTGACACTAACTTCCAGCTCTCGGATGTTGTGCCGATGGACTGTGACAACGACCATTCCGACGATACGGACGAGTGGATCACGCCCGAAAAGCTGTCGGAGATGCTAACAGATGTGGCATTTGCGGTCACATACAGTCGTCATCATATGCTGGCGAAAGGCTCGGTATCCGCCCGCCCTCGTTTCCATGTATTTTTCCCGACAACGCCCTGCAAGGATGCAACATTTCACAAAGCAATCAAAACCCGTATCTACAAGGAACTTCCCTTCTTTGACGGCAATGCGCTGGATGCCTCCCGTTTTCTGTTTGGCTCGAAAGGTGAGGTGGTTTGGCACGAAGGGAGTCTGACTATCGAGGACTGGCTGACACTGATGAAATCGAACCGCAGCATTCCAGAAGGGCAGCGCAACAGCACCCTGTCCCGTATTGCGGGCAGACTGGTCAAGCGTTTCGGTGTGACGGATGAAGCCCGTCAGAAATTTCTGGACAAAGCAGCCGAGTGCAATCCTCCTCTTGATGATACGGAATTGGAAAGCATCTGGAACAGCGCCTGCAAGTTCGGCAGCAAGGTTACCTCGCAGGACGGATATGTTCCGCCCGACCAGTTCGGACAAAATCCTCTCCTGCCGGATGATTTTTCCGATGTCGGTGAAGCCCGTACTTTCGTGGACTGCTTTGGCGAGGAAATCACCTTCACGGTTGCTACCAATTACCTGCGTTACAATGGTGTATATTGGGAGGAATCGGAACAGGCGGCGGTCATGGCGATGATTGAACATACCGATACCCAGCTTTCGGATGCGGAAAACAAGATGGAAGAACATTTATGTGCACTGGAAAAGCTCGGCGTTCCCAGAATGCTGGCAAAAGCGGGTGGTAAAAAGTTCCGTGATAGTTTGAATCCAGAGCAGGGGGCTGCATATGGGCTATTCAGATTTTCAGAGATATACCACGATTTCGTGATGAAGTATCGCAACATCCGAAGTCTGAATAACGCCCTTGATGCCGCCAAACCACTGGTACTGAAGCACCCAGAGCAGCTTGACGGGAATCCTATGCTGCTGAATACGCCCGGCGGCACTTATGATCTGACGAAAGGCATTAACGGTTGGAGAGCGACTGATCCTGCTGACCTGATTACCAAAGTGACAGCGGTCGTGCCGAATGAGGAAGGCAGGCAGTTATGGGAGGAAGCCTTGCAGGTGTTCTTCTGCAGCGACCAGAGTCTCATTGACTATGTCCAGATGATCTGCGGACTTTGCCTGATTGGAAAGGTATACACCGAGGCGATGATTATTGCTTATGGTGATGGACGCAACGGCAAATCGACATTCTGGAATGTAATTTACAAGGTGCTGGGCAGCTATTCCGGCAATATCTCTGCTGACGCCCTGACCGTCAACTGCAAGCGGAACGTGAAGCCCGAAATGGCAGAGTTGAAGGGCAAGCGGCTGATTATTGCTGCCGAGCTGCAGGAAGGTATGCGTTTGAATACCTCTGTGGTAAAACAGCTCTGTTCGACCGATCCCATTTTCGCAGAAAAGAAGTTCAAGGCTCCGTTCTCTTTTGAGCCAAGCCACACGCTGGTGCTGTATACCAACCACCTGCCGAAGGTGTCTGCCTCCGATGACGGCACATGGCGTAGACTGATCGTGATTCCGTTCCATGCAAAGATTCAGGGACAGGCTGACAAAAAGAATTATACCCAGTATCTCATTGACAATGCAGGCGGTGCGGTTCTTTCGTGGCTGATCGAGGGCGCGATGAAGGTGGTCGCTGCCGATTTCAAGGTAGACCGCCCACAATGTGTGTTGGATGCGATCGGAGCGTATCGTGACGGCAATGACTGGCTTGGAGCATTCATCAATGATTGCTGCGATGTAGATGCATCCTATCAGGAGAAGTCCGGAGAGCTGTATAAGCGTTATCGTGAGTATTGCATAGAGAATGGTGAGTATGTCCGCAGCACGACCGATTTCTACGGTGCGTTGGAGCAGGCAGGATATAAGCGCAAGAAGCTGAATAGCGGAATTACCGTCTATGGGCTTCAAATTCGTCTGGAATTTCTTGATTGACCTGCACTTTCATCATTCAAAAACGACGTAAAATCGGGAAAGTGCAGGTCGGTGAAACTCATATACAGACCTTACGCAGGCGAGAAAAAACATAGAATTTTCTTCCTATAGAAAGGTTTGGAAATGACATTCACCGACCTGCACTATTTCCCAGAAAGGTCGATTTTATGCGAGAAAAATCAATTGAAGAAAAACTGGTTGCCGCCGTAAAAGTACAAGGCGGTGTCTGTTGGAAGTTTACCTCTCCCGGAACAGCAGGTGTGCCAGACCGTATCGTATTGATGCCATTCGGCAGAATCGGTTTCGTGGAGGTCAAAACACCCGGCGAAAAGCCCCGGTCGCTGCAGCGACTTCGTATCAAAACACTTCGGCGGCTGGGCTTCAAGGCGTTTGTGTTGGACAGCCCCGATCAGATTGGAGGGATCATTGATGAAATACAAACCCCATGACTATCAGAAGTTCGCTGTGGACTTCATCGAAACACACCCGGAGGCGGCAGTCCTGCTGGAATGCGGACTCGGCAAGACCAGCATCACCTTGACAGCACTGAACGACCTCATGTTTGACAAGTTTGAGGTACGCAAGGTACTGATCATCGCCCCGATTCGTGTATGCAAGAATAGCTGGGCTGCCGAGATCGCCAAGTGGGATCACCTTGAGAGGCTGAATTACAGTCTGGTGCTGGGCAGCCGTGAACAGCGGCTTGCGGCACTCCGGCAAAAGGCAGACCTCTACATCATCAACCGTGAGAATGTGCAGTGGCTCATTGAAAGCAGCGGAATGCCGTTTGATTTTGACATGGTCGTTATTGACGAGCTGAGTTCCTTCAAGAATCATCAGTCCAAGCGATTTAAAGCACTACGGAAGGTACGACCTTTCGTAAAGCGCATCGTAGGGCTGACCGGAACACCATGCAGCAACGGACTCATGGATTTGTGGGCGCAGTTCCGTCTGCTGGACAAGGGTGAACGTCTCGGCAAGCGTATCGGACAGTATCGTGATGCTTATTTTACACCGGACTGGAACGGCTTCACTTACACACCGAGAAAGGGTGCGGAAAAGGAAATATACGGCAAAATCGCTGATATCAGCATCTCCATGAAAACCATCGACCACCTGACCATGCCGGAGCTGGTAACGACAGCGGATAGAGTGGAACTTGATGAGAAGGCTGCGGCAATTTACAAAGATATGGAACAGGATATGTGTCTGGACTTCGTGCGGGATTCCATTACAGCAGCAAATGCAGGTGTCCTGTGTGGAAAGTTGACACAGCTTGCCAGCGGTGCGGTTTATACCGATGGCGGCAACGTGATGCGGATACATTCCCACAAGCTGGACGCACTGGAAGATCTAATCGAAGCGCAAAACGGCAAACCTGTTCTGATCGCATACTGGTACAAGCATGAACGGGACAGCATCATGGAGCGTTTCGAGTGCAGAGAGATCAAGACCGATACAGACATTGCCGACTGGAATGCAAGCAAAATACCAATCGCACTGATACAGCCTTCTTCCGCAGGTCACGGGCTGAATTTGCAGTCCGGCGGTAGCACCATCATCTGGTACACGATGCCGTGGTCGCTGGAACTGTATCAGCAGACCAACGCCCGCCTCTGGCGTCAGGGGCAGCAGTCCGAAACGGTCGTAATCCACCACATCGTATCGGTGGGAACGATTGATGAAGATATCATGAAGGTTCTGGAAAACAAGGATAAAACACAGGCAGCAATGATGAGTGCAGTGAAAGCGAGAGTAAAATGAGCGAAGGATATGTGCCGCTGTCTGCGGCAATTATTGAGAGAGCTTTGCTGGACTACAAACAGGCATTGAGCGAAAAAGACGAAGGCACGATCCGCGAATGCGAGCGTTTCCTGCGGTCGCAGTGGTTTGCCTTTCTGTCCGACTTAGACGGTGAGAAGCTGATTGTTATGATGAAGGAGGAAGCAGCATGAAGGAATACTGGAACAAAGCGGAACGACTCCGCAAACGCATCAACCGGAAAATACATGAAATCCGTCTGCTGCGTCAGAGAGCTGAGGGTATGAATGACAGCGGCATCATCGATATGCCAAAGACGGTATCTCCCGACCACAGCAAGATGGAAGGAACTGTATTCAAAATCATGGCACTGGAACAGGAGATACAGGAAACGCAGGCGGAGTATGATGCCCTGATAGCTGACATGGAAAACCGAATCCGTCAGGTGGAGGATAGTGATGCACGTGACCTGCTGACCAAGCGTTACCTTGAGTTCAAGCCGTGGGCAGTAATCGCTTCGGAGTTCGGCTACAGCGTACAGAATATCTACCGTCTCCATACCAAAGTCCTCGAAAAGTTGAGAGTTGATGAGAGTTCATAAAACTTGACTTACACGAGGATATGTGGTAAACTGTATAATAGAAGAATTATGTAAAGCCGTTGTGATCTGACCGCAGCGGCTTTTGTTATACCCGAAGGAGGTGTCGGCTATGCCGAGGAAGAGTAAACGCCCATGCAGTCACCCCGGCTGTCCGAATCTGACCGAGGGCAAGTACTGCGAGGAGCACAAGTTTCTTCACCCTGACCGACCGTCTGCCGCTAAGCGTGGCTACGGCAGCAAGTGGCAGCGGCTCAGCAAGGCGTACCTGCGGAAGCATCCGCTGTGTGTGCGTTGCAAAGCACATGGACGGTTCACGGAAGCGACCGTGGTCGATCATATCATTCCTCACCGTGGTGATCCGCATCTGATGTGGGATGAAAGCAACTGGCAGACTCTTTGCAAGTCCTGCCATGACCGCAAGACATGGACGGAAGACCGAAATCCCGTCTATCGGTATTGATTGTGTCTGAAATGCTGCCGGTGGGGGTATCAAAATCGCTAATTGTGAATTTTTTACAGACCGGCGTTCCCTCTCACACACAAAAACCAAGGTTCAAACGGGGGATTAACCCCGGAAATATGCAAACAAGCCGAAACCTACGCAGTTTCGGCTA